ATACCAGTGCCAGTTGGGTCTTCTGTAGAGATCATGGCTGGTAATAAGATTGTATTAAATGTAGGTGATATAATAAAGATAGACTGCTCTGTAGCAGATAAACTGTCTGTGACTATGAGTTATATGGAGATAACATAATATGCCGTATCTAGGTAATACAGCAGGAAATAGATTTGTAGCAAGTAAAGCTGCATCAGTTTATTCTGGTGATGGATCTACAACTGCATTTACATTAGAACACGCAGTAGGATCAGATGAGGATATACTTGTATCTGTAGATGGTGTTATCCAAGAACCATCAGTAGCGTATGCAGTAAGCAGTGGAACGACATTGACATTTACTGCCGCACCATCAACTAACTCTGGTAATAATATATTTGTTTATTATTTGTTTAGAACTGTAGCTACAGTTGACCATCCATCTACAAGTGCTTTGAGTGCAACAAGTGGTACGTTTAGTACAGACTTAACTGTATCTGGTGCATTTACTTCTCAAGGTATAGATGACAATGCAGATGCAACTGCTATTACAATAGATTCTTCTGAAAATGTTTTAGTAAAAAAAACTGCAACTAACTATCAAACTGTAGGTGTTGAAGCTAAGTCAACTGGACAATTATGGGCAACTGCTGATGGTAACAATCCGATTCTTGCAGTAAGAAATTCAAGTGATGGTAAGATACAAGCATTTTATAAAGACACTACAGAAGTAGGAAGTATACAATCTCGTGCAGGTGCTATGTTATCAATAGCCTTTAATCCCTCGGGTTCAGATGGAGCAGGTTTTACTGGTGGAAGTAATGCTGTACTACCAGCAAATGCAAGTGCTTTATCAGATAACGCAATAGATTTAGGGGTAGGCTCTTATAGATACAAAGACCTCTACCTATCAGGTAATATATATATAGGGGGTACTGGTTCAGCAAATGCTTTTGACGACTACGAAGAAGGAACTTGGACACCTGCTTTTAGTGGTGTAGGCTCACCTTCTTATGGTCATCAATATGGAAGATATACTAAGGTTGGTAGAATTGTACACCTCTTTCTCACTATTCATGCAACAAGTGTAACTGGTTCTGGCACAGCAATTATTACTGGTCTGCCATTTACTGCCACTGAAACTTCTGATAGCGAACAAAGACAGACCATAAGAGTCGCAAATAGTGGACACCTTTCTGGTCTTTCTACATCTACAGCTAGATTTAGAATTGATGGCAACCGACTGGTAGGTGTAAAAGATGACGATGCTACTAATTACCTATCAGCATCAAATCTAACTAGTAGTGGAACAATTCAGTTCAGTGGTCAAATTACATTTTTTGTTGCATAAAAAGGAGAAATAAATGGCATTAACAAAAGTAATAGGAGCAGGATTAGGTACATTAACTGAAGATCTTTTAGTTACTGGTACAACTCCTAAAATTACCATTGGTGACGCAGGTGCGGAAGATACAGCAATAATATTCGATGGAAATGCACAAGATTTTTATATCGGCTTAGATGATACAAATGATAATCTTTCTATTGGATTAGGGTCTACTATTGGCAGTACGCAATTACTTAAATTTACATCTGGTGACATTATCATTAATGAAGATAGTGCTGATATAAACTTTCGTGTAGAAGGTAATGGTGATACCACTTTACTTAAATGTGACGCAGGTGAAGATAACGTAAAGATAAAAACAGATAATAATTATGCGGCTTTAGTAATAGAAAACGATGATGCAGGTAGTCAAGAAAGAGCTTTATATGCTTCTGTAACAGCAACAAGTGGTACAAGTGCAAACAATGTAGCTTTGTTTTCTGCAACACATAGTAACATGACAAACCCATTAGTTAGGATACATCACGAAGATCCATCTGCTGACCAATTACTTATACAAGCAACAACGACTGGCAGTAACACAGTAAAATTTTCTGTAGATGAAGATGGCGATGCTTATGTAGCAGGTGGATTATTGGTTGGCGGAACTGGTACGGCAAATCTATTAGACGATTATGAAGAAGGTGAATGGACTGCTGTTTTTAATTCTTCTGGAGCATCTTTTAGTCATACATACTCAAAAGGTTATTATACAAAAATTGGCAACAGAGTTATCTATCATTGTCACTTACAATTAGATGGTTCAAATACATTTTCATCAAATTATGTAACAATTGATGGATTGCCTTTCACCTCAACTAGCACCGCTGGAAATATAAGTGTATCTATTGCTGGTTTAAGATACGTTGATTTAAGTAGTGGAGCTAATTTTGTAGAAGGAAGAATAAATAATAATAATAATTACATTCAACTGTATGAGGGTGGAGATAATTACGCATCTTCACTTCTTTTATCTAATCAACTTTCAAGCAGTTCAGGTCAAATGTCGTTGAGTGGTAGTTATATAACTAGTTCATAGGAGTAAAAAAATGGCTATAACAAAAGAAGCAGTAATAGAAAAAATAGAAGTCGTTGGCAGTTGGAACATACAAGTTGCAACGGACACGGTTATAAAAGAAGATGGAACTGAAATCAGTAGATCAAGGCATAGACATGTCTTGGTACCTTTTGCATCATATAAAGATTCAGATGATAAGTGGACACATACTGCTACAGATATAAGTGGTGAAGATTCTGCCGTTCAAGCAGTGGCAAACGCAGTCTGGACCGACACTGTTAAGGCTAACTATAAGACCTTCACAGAAGCTCAAAATATAGGATAAACAATGCCATATATAGGAACATCGCCATCACAAGGAGTACGAAGAGTACATACTTATACGGCTACGGCAAACCAGACCAGTTTCAGTGGTGCAGGAGCCGAGGGTGCTACACTAAGTTACAAGGACAGTAATTTTGTAGACGTATACCAGAATGGTGTGAAGTTAGGGGATGCAGATTATACAGCTACAAGTGGTACGGCAATAGTCTTAGGCACGGGAGCGACAGTTAGTGATTTGGTTGTTGTTGTAGTCTACGATGTATTTTCTGTAGCAGACACTGTAAGTAAAGCAGATGGTGGACAGTTTGATAACGCAGTAACAATAAGCACTGCTGATAATAATGCACAGTTGACCTTGACATCTACTGACGCAGATGCAAGTTCAGGACCACAACTTGATTTATATAGAAATTCAGCAAGTCCTGCTGACTCTGATGTTTTTGGTAGAATTAGATTTTTAGGTGAAAATGATGCTGATGAACAGATTGCTTATGCAACGATATTTACTAAAGCAGTAGATGTCTCTGATGGTACAGAAGATGCTAACCTTAGAATTGATTCTATAGTTGGAGGTACAAACACTCAAAGATTAGAATTTAATCATGATGCAGCAGTATTTAATGAGGGTAGTGCAAATATAGACTTTCGCATTGAATCTAATGATGATGCTAATATGTTTTTTCTTGATGCAAGTGCTAATGCTATAGGTATCCGAACATCTACAGACCATGGGGGTCAATTAAATATTGAAACAACAGGACAAGCTTATAATGTTGTACTTGCTTGTACTGATGATGATGCTAATCACGGACCTTTACTAGACTTTAAAAGAATTTCTAGCTCACCTGCTGATAATGATTTGTTAGGAGAAATAAGTTTTCGTGGTAGAAACGATAATACTGAAGATATAACTTATGCAACTATTACAGGTAAGATAAAAGATGCTACTGATGGCACAGAAGATGGTAATCTACATTTTAACCTCATGATAGCAGGAACATCACGAGAAGCTTTTACAATTACTAAAGATTCTGTTGTTGTTAATCAAGATAGTGTAAACCTAGACTTTCGTGTTGAGTCAAATAGCAATGACAGGTCTTTTGTTGTAGATGGTTCAGATGGTATAATTCAAATGGGAACATCTCATACAAACGTAACAACTACTGATGGTCGGCATGGTATTGTTATGAATGATAAAACTACTGGTTTTTATTTAGGAGTTATTCAAGCATCTGCAAATGGTAATGCAAGTTTGATATTAAATAGAGATTCTGATGATGGTTCTATAGTTCTTTTTTGTCAAGATGCTGATATTGAAGGAACTATTTCTTCATCTGGTAGCACAATCTCCTATAATTCTTTTAGTGGTTCTCACTGGTCAAGACTTTCCGACAACTCAAAACCAACAATACTTAAAGGAACTGTTATTGAAACTATTGATGAAATGTGTGATTGGTATCAAGCAAAGTTTACAGTGGCAGACGAAGAAAATGGTAAAATATTTAATAGAACTACAAAGAATTATATTGAATTACCAAAGGGTAAGTCAATAGGAGATACTATAACACACACTTTTGAGGGTAAAGAATATACTGCTGAGATAATTAAAGAACCCAATAACAAACATACTAAATGTAAAATATCAGACACAGCAGATAGCAAAAGAGTTTATGGTGTGTTTGCCGATTGGGATAATGATGACGATACAGTAAATGATATGTATGTAACTGCTGTTGGAACTCATGTTGTTAGAATAAACAAAGACGTAACAGTTACAGCAGGTGACTTGCTTTCATCTAATGGTGATGGCACAGCTAAAGTACAAGATGATGACATCATAAGAAGCAAGACTATAGGTAAAGTATTAACAAACATTAAACAAGAAACATATAGTGATGGCAGTTATACTGTGCCTTGTGCATTGTATTGTGGGTAATTAACAAAGAGAACGCATAATGGAAAAATCAAATATTATAAGTATAAACGACAAGAAATATGATGGCTCTAACTTGACCAAAGAACAGAGCTACTGCATTGAGCAGATACAAGAATGTCAAGCCGAAGCACATAAATTAAAAAAACAATTAGATAGAATAACTGTTTCTCAAAATGTTTACACAAATAATCTTATAACATTATTAAAAGACAAAGAGGTAAAGGATGACCAGAGCCAGTGATCTAGCAAAACTATTAGGAGCAGGTGCTACCATCAATGATGGTACAACTATAACGACTGCTGATAATACTGCACAGTTGACTTTAGTATCTACAGATGCAGACGGAACTGAAGGTCCTGTATTAGACTTACACAGAAACTCTTCTAGTCCTGCTGATAATGATAATATCGGTAATGTTAAATATTTTGCAGAAAATGATGCAGGAGAGAAAATACAATATGCTAATATTATCGGTTATATTGGGGATGCTAGTGATGGCACAGAAGATGGACAATTAAGAATACAAACATTAAATGCAGGTTCTAACGTAAATAGAATATCTGTAAATACTACAGAAACAGTTATAAATGATACAAGTAAAGATCTAGACTTTCGTGTTGAATCAAATGGCGATGCTAATATGCTGTTCGTTGATGGTGGTAATGATAAGGTTGGTATTGGTTGCAGTCCTAATGAAAAATTTAGTGTAAGTTCTGGAAATACTACAACTGCAATATCTATTATTAATGGTAAAACAACCACTCTTGGAACAGAAACAAACTTTTTAAGTTTTTTTGGAACAAGTAATGGTGGTTCTGTGTATTCAGTACCTTTAGCACAAATTGGTGCAATCAGTGCAAATGGTTCACATCAATCAGGTTCATTAGTATTTCATACTTCTCCTTTTAATTCTGCATCTACAGAACGTATGCGTATTAACAATGATGGGAAATTATTATATGGAATGACTTCTCCTCTTATTACTTCCCCAAATAACCCAGACGTACAGATTCAAAATGGTGGAGTAGCTTTAGGTATACATAGTTCTAATGCAAGTAATAGTCAAACGTCTATTGTTTTTCAAAATGATAATGGTCGTGTAGGTTTTATAAATATAGAATCGAATAGTATATCAGTTAATGGAACATCAGATTATAGATTAAAAGAAAACGTAGTTACTGATTGGAACGCAACTACTAGATTAAAACAATTAAAACCAATCAGATTCAATTTTATTACAGATGCAGATATTACGTTAGATGGTTTCTTAGCACACGAAGTTTCATCAATAGTGCCTGAAGCTATAAGTGGTAGCAAAGATGCTATGACAGAAGAAGTTCTTTATGTTGATGGTGACGAAATACCTGATGGTAAAAAAATAGGTGATGTAAAAGAAGCATCAGAAATAATTCCACAAGCAATAGATCAATCTAAAATTGTGCCTTTACTCGTGAAGACCATACAAGAATTGGAAGCTAGAATAACAGCATTGGAGAGTGCATAGTGTTAGGTCACTCAGCCATTGCCGAAGCTGCTATTGCCGATGTGGGAGGTAATTTATTAGCTGCTAGTGCAGAGTTGAGTGGTGTTGCATCTAAGACTTCTGTAGGTGTTGGTATACTTGCAGGTGTTGCAACGATGGATGGTAACTTCACACAAACATCTACTGGTACGTTTATAGGTATTACGTCTGCTGATCTAAGTGCTGACTTTACACAGACTACAGCAGCAAATAGACTAGATGTTACTGCGATAGACTTAACATCAGAGTTTACACAAACTGCTGATGGTATTATGATAAGAATAACAAGTGCTAGTAAAGATCTTAACTTTACTAAAACAACAGTAGGAGATATTAAGTTTGTAGTGGTAAATGCAAGTGCAACACCAGAAAGCTACACAACCATTACTCCAAGTGGTGCAGAAAGTTGGACAACAATAACTCCGTCTGGAACAGAGTCTTGGACAGAAATACAGTGAGGTAAACATGGCAAGTACATATACAGATTCAACAGGAATAGAATTAATAGGGTCAGGGGAACAAGCTGGAACGTGGGGGAATACTTCCAATAATAATTTTAAGATTATAGATAGAGCATTAAACGGAGCAGTTACGCTTACTATTTCTGGCAATACAAACTTAACAACAAGTGATGGTACTTTATCTGATGGTCAACATAAAGTTATAATTTTATCTGGAACTCCATCAGGGGCTTTTACTTTAACCATTACCCCAAACGATCAAACAAAACAATATTTTATAAAAAACAGCAGTGGACAAACGGCTACAATAACACAAGGTAGTGGTGCGTCAGTTACACTATTAAACGGTTTATCCGATATAGTTTTAGCAGATGGTGCAGGTAGTGGTGCAGCAGTAACCTCTTTACTTAATGCAACTGACTTAGTTGCAGATACAAGTCCACAATTAGGAGGAACCTTAGATACAAATGGTCAAGCAATACAATTTGGTTCTAGTAAGTGGACTATATTATTAGATACTGGTGATAATGATTTATTATTTAAGTATAATGGCACAACAGTTTTTAAATTAGCATCAAACGGTGCAGCAACATCAGCTAATAATATAACAGCGTTTGGAAGTCCATAATGGCAGCATTGCAGGCATCTGGAGCTATATCGTTTCAAGATATTGAAGAACAATATAATCCTGGATCAAACTTACCAAGTCGAGCTTTGACAGAGTTTTATCTTGGAGGCTCTCTTGTTCGTGCTAATGCTGGTAATAATTCTGCTACGAATATGTCTGCTGGTGTGCCTGCTTCTGGTGCCATATCATTCAATGACTTTTATAGTAAAGAAAGAGCTTTTAGAAAAACATATTCTTCTACAGCAACTAATCAAAGTGCAGATACTGTCTTTGGTGATGACTTTGAAGTAAACTATCCAAAACAGATTGTTGTAAATGGATCTGTAACGGTGGGTTCAACTAGTACATCCAATCCAGCTTTGAAAGTTGAGAGCAATGGCGTTGGTTCTATAACCATAACTAATGGTGGAAGTATTGAAGGTGCTGGAGGTGCAGCAGGATCGGCAGGTGGAGATGCCCTTGAAGTTGCTGGTAGTGTTGCCGTAACTTTAGTTAACAACGGCACAATCAAAGCTGGTGGGGGCGGTGGAGGTGCTGGGGGTGCAGGAGGCAAAGGTGTTTTTACAGCTAATGCTACTTTCTCAAGTTTAGTCGATCAAGGTGGAGGAGGAAGTTCTACGCCTCAAAATAATAAACCAAGTTGGTTAAACTCAATTTATACAAGTGCTGGTGCTTTAGATGGTGCAGGAGTTGTTGCAGATAGACAATGGGGAGGTATAAACGCACAATTTAGTCGTGGGATTAATCCTGCACAGTTTGATATAAATCATTCTGGGAGTGCAGGAGCTGGTTTTAGTGGGGCTTGTGCTAACAGAGGTCCAATTTATATATCTGCTCAAACAGACATAACAGGTGTTTATACAATTTCTGCTAGTATTAGTTCTCAATATGGAAGTGGTTATGGTACTCCTACTATTTCTGCAAGCACAAGTACTTCCAGTGCTGGTACTTCAGTTTCTAATAGTGGCACAGCAAATATAACAGCTTCAACCACAACATATTTTACTGCTTATGGAACTAGTTCAAATGGAAAAAATTATTACTATAATACTTTATCTATGTCAGTTTCTGGTACTTGTTTAGCTACTTCAACAGGTGGATCGGCTGGATCAGGTGGTGTAGGACAAGGTTATAATCAGTCGGCTGGGTCTGGTTCTAGTGGTGGGTCAGCAGGCGGTACTAATGCTGGAGCAGGCGGTGCTGGTGGAGCAGGAGGATCTTTTGGTTCTGCGGGAGCTAACGGAACAAATGGTGCTGATGGTAGTGGCTCAACAGTAAGTTTTCCAGCTTCAGCCCCTACAAATGGATCTTCTGCCTCGTCGGGTGCTGCTTCTGGTAAATCAATACAAGGTGTTAGTAATGTCACATCAAGTGGTAGTGGCTCTTTATCGGGAGGTACAGCGTAATGCCAATAAAATCTTTGAAATTTAAAGCTGGAATCGTATCTGATATTACCTCTTATAGTAACGAAGGTGGTTTTGTTGATGGCGATAAAGTACGTTTTAGATTTGGTTTTCCAGAAAAGTTTGGTGGGTGGACAAAGTATAGTGCTAATACATACGAGGGATCAGCAAGGCGATTACATAATTGGGTTGCTTTAGATGGGTCTGACTTTTTAGGACTTGGTACGGAACTCAAATATTACATAGAAGAAGGTCAATCATTTAATGATATAACTCCTATTAGAAATACTACAAGTGCTGGAGATGTTACGTTTTCTGCCTCCAACGGATCAACAACTATAACAGTTACAGATCCAGCACATGGTGCAAATGAAAATGACTTTGTTACTTTTTCTGGTGCAGCTACGCTAGGTGGTACAATTACAGCTACTATTTTAAATATAGAATATAAGATTGTTACAATTATAAGTTCAAATTCTTATACAGTTACTTCCTCTGTTGCAGCCAATGGATCTGATAGTGGTAATGGTGGATCAAGTGTTGTTGGTACATATCAGTTAAATACAGGTCTGAATACAACCGTTGGTGGAACTGGTTGGGGTGCAGGTCAGTGGAGTGGTACAACATCGGGTGCTTTATCAACACAGCTTAACGAAGCATTAGATAATAGTGAGACTGCCGTTGATGTAGACGATGAAACAGGTATGAATACAGCTAATGATGTTATACTTGTAGAAGAAGAATTAATGCTTGTATCGGCAACCACAGATGATAATACAATGACCGTAACTCGTGGACATAGTGGTACAACAGCAGCAACTCATGCAGACAATACACTAGTTAGATTAGCCGTAGGTAATGCTTTAGTAACAGATGACTTCGTTGGTTGGGGTAGTGCAGCATCAATCACAGTTCCTGGAGCACAAATAAGATTATGGTCGCACGATAACTTTGGTGAGGATTTATTATTAAACGCTAGAGACTCTGGTATATTTTATTGGGATAGAACAAATGGTTTAGGTAATAGAGCTGTTGAATTAAGCACGGCTTTTTCAGGGCAAACAAGTGTACCGCAGATTGCAAAACAAGTACTAGTATCTGACCAAGATAGACATGTGATTGCTTTTGGCTGTGATGGCTTTGGTGCAAATAGTACAGCGACACAAGGCGATGGAGTACAAGATCCATTGCTTATTAGATTTTCATCTCAAGAAAACCCAGTTGACTTTTTTCCGACGGCTACAAATACGGCAGGGGATTTAAGGTTAGGTGGAGGATCTACTTTTGTTCAAGCCGTTGAAACAAAACAACAGATACTTTGTTTTACTAATAAAACATTACACGCAATGAAATTTATTGGTCCACCGTTTACATTTGGTTTGCAAGAATTATCAAAAAATATAACAATAATGAGTTCAGCAGCAGCAGTAGCAATAGAAGATAGTGTGTTTTGGATGGGTGTTGATACCTTTTATTTATATTCTGGCGGTCAAACATTGCAACTACCTTGCACAGTAAAAGATAAAGTATTTTTAGATTTTAATTTTGAAGAAAAAGATAAAGTACATGCAGGTGTAAATTCGGAGTTTAGTGAACTATTGTGGTTTTATCCAACAAAAGATAGCACAGAAATAGATGCTTATGTTGCGTATAATTACATAGAAAAAGTTTGGTACTATGGCACACTAGAAAGACAAGCATGGCTGGATAGAGGAATAAGAACATTACCCATAGCGACTGGTGGTCAATATTTATATAATCATGAAGTAGGGTTTGATGATGATGGTTCTGCTATGACTTCTTTTATTGAATCTGCACCAATAGATATTGGCGATGGGGATAAGTTTGTATCTTTGAAAAGAGTTATACCTGATGTTACATTCGATGGATCAACAAGTGTTAACCCAGATGTATCATTTACTATGAAAGTAAAAAACTTTCCAGGATCTAATTTTAATCAAACAACACAAGGTAATACTCAAAGGTCTGCAACTAGCCCTGTAGAACAATTTACAGAAAAACTAGATTATAGATTGCGAGGTAGATCGTTTGTACTTAGGATTGATTCAACTTCATTAGGTACAAAATATAAATTAGGTACGCCACGTGTTGATATACGAGAGGATGGTAGACGTTAATGTTAATCACTAGTATTCCCCAATATATACAAGGTCTTTTAAATGCAAAAGTAGATTTAACAACTACAAACTTAACGACTTTGTTTACTGTACCAACAACGGCAGACTTTAATGCAGCTATTGTAACATCTATATTAGTGTCTGAAGATAGTGGTAATGCTGATACAATTACAGTAACACTGGTTGATACTAGCAACGCTGTATTTAATTTGTTTAAAGTAAAAGCAGTTGGTGCAAATACAACAATAGAATTATTAACAAGGGAACTTGTTTTACAAAGCGGAGAGTCTATAAAAGTCCAAGCAGCAACAGCAAATAGGCTTCATGTCGTAGCAAGTATACAAGATGTATCTAAAACAAGAGTGACAACAAGTGCATTAGCACAGATTTAAATATTGTAAAAGATAAAAATGTGTGATATGTTGAAACAAGGATGATAAAATGACAGCACCGTATCAAGATATAGCTAAAGGTTTAGCAAGTTTAGGTAGGTATGAAGATACTTATATTGTTCATGCTGCAGAGGGCGAAACAGTTATCCCTAAAGAAGTTTTAGCTAATAATCCAAAATTAAAAGAAGATATTTTTAAACAGATGCGTGCTGTTGGTATCGAAGAACCAGAAAGTTATATTGTTGGCGATGCTTTAAATTCTAGAAACCCTGTAACTGGACAGCCAGAATTTTTCTTTAAGTCTTTAAAAAAGTATTTACCAACTATCGGTGCTATTGTTGGTAACATTATTGCTCCAGGAATCGGTGGTGCTATTGGATCTGGTTTAGGAAGTCTTGCAGCAGGTCAAGACGCAGGTCAAGCACTAACTAATGCAGGTCTTGCTTATGTCGGTGGAAAGTTTGTAGCCCCTCAAATAGATAAAGCGATTGGTAGTTTTTCAGGTGGGTTAACTCCTACATTAGCATCTACTTTTGGAGAGGGTGCAAAATATGCTACTGTTGGTCCAGCTGCAGCAGGATCAAGTTTACTTTCTAGTGCAGGAGCAACTTTACCTCAAGTTGCTATAGCTGGACTAAGCCCATTAGTAGGAAAAGAACTTGCTAAACTTGCAGAACCCCCAGAAACAGAATCTGGTCAAAGTAAAAATAGTATTGTAGATGATTATTATGCTGCATTAGCAAGGGGAGAAAATCCAGAGTTACCTCCAGAATTAACCCCTCCTCCTGCCTCTGCTTTATTTGCACAGGAAAAACAGGGTGCACCAACTGATCCACAAAAACTATTAGCTAACGTAGATTACGAAGCATTATTAAATAATGTATTGAGTAGAAATATGTTTTTAAATGCTGCAAACGGTGGGTATATTACTGGTCCAGGATCACCAACTAGTGATTCTATTCCTACACGGTTATCTAATACAGAGTTTGTACAAACAGGAAAAGCCGTAGCTGGGGCAGATCCAACAGGTAATAATAACCCTGACCAAGGAGCAAAAGTTATGGCGGGGATTATGAGGGCTTTTGAACAAAAAGCTGATCAAAATTCGAGGAGAGCATAATGGCAACTACAGAACAAACCACCATTACAAGGCAAGCCCCTTTTTTAGAAGACTATGCTCGTAAACTTTTAGAGTCAACATATCAGTCGTCACTTACTCCTACTGATATTCCTGATATAAAAGTTGCAGGTTTTACACCTGATCAACAAGATGCTGTTACAGCGACTAGGGCAGGTATTGGAGGTTTTCAACCTTTTCTTACTGGGGCTAGTAATCTTTTATCAGGAGCAAATACAGCTTTAACAGGAGTTATGAATCAGCCGTCTGTAACAGGTAATTTTGGTGCTTCTGGTATTGCTCAGTTTATGAATCCGTATACTGAATCTGTTATTGATGCGACGCAAGCAGATATAGCAAGACAAGGACAAATGGCTCAAAATCAATTAGGTGCAAGTGCAGTAGGTTCTGGTGCATTTGGTGGGTCAAGACAAGCTATTGCTCAAGGTGAAATAAATAGGAATGTTTTAGACCAACAAGCAAAGACAGGTGCACAGCTAAGAGCCACTGGTTTTGAATCTGCATTACAACAAGCACGTAATTTAGCCGATGCTCAAATAAGAGAAAGAAGTTTACAAGGTTCTTTGGCTGGTCAACAAGCAGGGTTTGCTGGTCAACAAGCAGGTCTTGGTCAGTTACAACAACAACTAGGTCAGCAAGATGTAGCTAGTTTACTTGGTATAGGTTCTTTACAACAAGGTCAGGCTCAAGCACTTCTAGATGCAGCACGACAAGGCGATTTACAACAAGCCTACGAACCACAACAAAGGTTAAGTTATTTTAGCGATATATTAAGAGGAGTTCCGTCTGCTCAGCAAACTACGAGTTCGGTTACTGCACCAACTCCATCGTTACTATCTCAGATAGGTGGTGTTGCTGCGACAGGATTAGGATTAGCAGGACAGTTAGGTTATAGACCTTTTGGTAATACAGGATATAAACAAGGTGGAATAAATTCACTTGGAAGGACTTCATAATGGTAATGAATCCCTTTGAAATGTTACTAAATAACCCTCAGTATCAAACACGAGGTCGTTCAGCATTTTTAGAAAAACCTACTGCAGGAGCCAATAACACTGGACTTGGTAATGAAAGGCTAGTTCCTTTTGCAAACGTAATGCAAGAACCAGAGATAAATTTAAAAAGCAGTTTTAAAGATATTGATAATGTTGAATTAGAAAAAGTAGGTAAAAGTGTTTTTGGTACAACACTACCAGATAATATAACTGATAAAGAATTTAATTCTATGGCAACAGATAATGCTGAAAGTGTTGATGAGAAAGTAAAACCTTTTTATGATGCTTCTGGTGATCTCTCTAAAATATTAGCTGGAGTAAATAAAGTTTTTAGTGCAGAAAAGAAAGTAAAAGATGTTTTAACAAAGCAACTAAAAGAAGCAAAGCCTACCCCAGAAAAAGCTAAAAAGTTAGTAAGAGACTTTTTTGGAACTGATCCTCAACAAGAAACACCTGCATGGGCTGATGCTGCACTTGCTATAGGACAATCTTTATTAAGTGCCGATCCGAGCAAAACAGGGTTGCAAACTCTTGGGCTTGCTTTAGGTGAGGGTGGAAAAGCAGCAAAAGTATCGAAAGCAAAAGGTAAAGCGAGAACCGATGCATTGAACCAAGCTGCATTCGGGGTTTATCAAGCTGATCAAAAAAGATTTCAGTCTTTAACAACTAGTTTAGCTAAAAATAATTTAGAGTCAACTAAATATGCACAAAAAGTTCAGACTGATTTATTTAATGTCCTCGATAAAATAGAAGGAAGAAAAATCAAAAAAGATGAATTTAATTTAAAAAAATCAAAATTTAGTTTTGAACAAAAGCAAAAAACAGCAACAGCAGTTACGAACACTCTAAAAGTATTACCAGAAAAGTTAAGAGGTAATGCTTTAAATCTTGTTGCACAAAACTCACAAATTTTAATGAATAGTATAGACGCAACAGATCCTTCAGATGCAGTGTTTAAGACATTAGGTTTTTTAAAGACTAAAGGTCTTGATGTAAGTAGTATACCCGAAGGAAAAGATATTGTTACAAACGAATCATTTATAACTACTAAAGATCAGTTCGAAGCATTACAAAAAAAGTTTCCTAATTTTAAGTTTCCTACATTTGAAGAAGGCAAAACATATAAAGTAGAACAATTTTTTAATAAACAAAAAGTTGCTGAAGGTGAAGACGGCACAGCAGGGTTAATCGCTGTTAGTCCAGAAGTAGGAAAACAAACAGAACTAACAACATCTGTTAATAGGCTTCTTTCTTTAAAAAGAGAAATAAAGGCAGGTGCTTCTCCTGATAGAGTTTCTGAAATAAATACAGAAGTAGCTAATTTAGAAGATAGAATAAATATACTTACAACTAGAGGTGATTCATCTACAGAGTTAGGTAAACTACAAAATGAACTAAAAGGCAAAAAAGATAATTTATTAAAAATATCTAGTGCAGAAGAAGTTGATCAAGGTGCAGTAAAAACTTTAAAACGAGAAATTACAGAATTAGAATCAAGAATAAAAAAAGTAGTTGATAAACCTGCAGCTCAATCATATGTTTTTAAAGATGGTAATATGGTTGCTGCTGGTCCAAATGTTGCTTCGGCATTTAAAGCACAAGTTGGATATGCTAATGCTGCAGACTTGGCTAAAAAATCAGATAACTTAGCTACTGCTGTAAGTGTTGGTGATCAGCTTATGAGAACTATTGCTAGTTTACCTGCAGAACAACAAGTGGGGGGTCTTACCGCAATTCTCGCTAGAAACGCAGTTGGTCTTAAAGCTCAAATAAAAGGTATAGCTACTTCCTTCGGAGTAGATGCATCAGATACTCAAGATTTATATTTTAGTGGTAATGTCGCATCAATGAACAAATTAATGAATGGTACTGAGAAAGTAAAAGGAACTAACCTAACTAGTGGTGAAGTCTTTACTCAATTAAATAGAGTTACAAAAGGTAATGCTGAGTTAAATAGTTTACTTATGACTTATGCTTATTCTCTTGCAGGTAGTAGAGAAACTGGAAAACTAACAGATGCTGATATTGCGAATAGTTTAATTACTTTCGGTGGTAAAGAAATATCTCAAGGTGATTGGTTAACTAATCCTACAACATTAATTGCAGGAATAAATACAGCTATCTCTACAGCAACAAATACTTTTGCAATAAAATATAACCGTCTTCATAAACCATCTGTAGACCATCTTATGAAAAACGAGATTAACCCAACTACAGGTAAAAAATATACAAAAGAAGAAGCAGAATTAAAAACTACTTTTAACTTTCAAGGTTTTGTAAAAGACAATGAGGGAATAAACCAAGGACTATCTAGTCGAATTAAATTACTTCCAGGAGGAAGATTAGAATATCAATCGTTAGATGATTATAGAGGAATGAGAGGCTCACCTAATGTACAACTTCGAACAACAGGTTTTAGTTCAACGCAATTAGAATTAGCTAATGAATTAAAAGGTATACCTGCAGATGCAGATACTACTGCAATAAGAGCCATACTAGATAAGTATTCTCTCGAAGACAGAACAAAAGTTCTTGGAGCTATAACTGGGAGTCAAAACTAATGGCACAAAACGATATAATAGATATTGATCCTTTAATTGCTTCGAAATTAGGTTCTATTTCACAGCAGTCAGCTATTACTTCACAATTTCCAAATGCAAATATTCCTGATGCTCTTTTAACAAGTGAGACACTTCGAGAAGATTTAATAAATAAAGAATTAGCTAAGTTAAATCAAGCCAAACCAAACTATTTAAACCAAGAGGGTTTTGGTAACTTGATGTCTAAAATGGAACAAAGGGATGTTCAAGGTTTAAGTGCACCTGCTACAACTGATTCAGATACCCAAGCTATTATAAATGTAATGGAACAAACTGGCACAAGTAATACTGGCGTACCTATTTCTGAACGGTTTAAAATAAGTATGGGGCAATTTAATGATCCAGAAATACAAAAGAAAGTTGTTGAAACTAATTTAAGAAATTATTATAAAAAACAAAACCTTATCGGAAATGATTACGATTTTGGATTAAGACTTGGTCCATTTAGTCAAAGATTAGAATTTAAAGATCCAGCAAACAATGGAAGATATAATGTTATAGATCCAGTTGGTGGTGATGACCTTGCTGGTGATCTTGTTGATTTTTCTGGAGATGCTGCTGTTATAGTACCAGAGATATTAGTTGGACTAGGTTCTACTGCTGTTCCAGGAGTGGGGCAAACAGGAAGTTTTAACATTCTCAGTGCTGCATTAACAGCATTTTATGCAGAAAAAGCAAGATTAAATTTCGCAAGAAATAGAGGATATCTTCCAGAGGGTATAACCGATGATATGATACTATCTCAGGCTTTAACGACAGCAGGTTGGAGTGCTGGTGGAGGATTAGCAGCATCTGCTTTATTTAAATTAGGTAGACCTATACTTTCTAAACTTGGAATAGTTTCTCCTAAACTACGTTTTGATGCGGATGAAGATGCTTTTATTGATTCTTTTAATTATTTTATAAAAACAGGAGGAAGAGAAGCAGCAAAAGAAATCGGTGTTTCTCCTTCTTCTGCCCAAGTTGCAAGATTAGCTGTTGATGAACCAGGAATTTCCTCTTTTGAAAGAGCGAGAAGAGCAAACTTAGCGAGACAGTTAGCTTCAGAAGAAAGAAGTGTAGCTATATCGCCAAATGAAGCTACTTCCTCTGCGATAACAGTTCCTGCAATAGCTAGAGAGTCTGCAGCATCTGAAAAAGTTACACAAGAAATTTTCTCTGATCCTACTGTTACAAAAGACTTAACAGAAAATATTGGTGAAACAACTAAACTTCAGTTAGGTGAGGGAATACAAACAGGACTAAAAACAAAAGCAGATTCGCAAATTGCTCTTGTTGAAAGCACATATAATAACACATTAAAAGAAGTAGAGTCCACGATAAATGATGTTTTAAATTTACCACCTTCAATAACTAGTGCTGCAGACGTAGGAACTAATGCAAAAAATGTAATACAAGGCAACTATAATGAAACTCTAGAAGTATTTGAAGCAAACTATAAAGACATTTTTGATAGATGGGAAAAGGCTACTGGCTCAAAACTTGAAAGTGTTCTAACTGGTCCAGGAAAAATAACTGTAAAAGAAGCAGTAGATGTAGCTAAGAGTAAACTAAGAACAACTAATATGCGTGCTTTTATGAGTAAGGAAGACGAAACACTTTTAAACAAAGTTTTAGATACTTTTGTTGACCCAAATGACGCAAGAAAACTAAGACCTGTATCTTTATCTACTTTAAATAGAAACTTACAAGATCTTCGTCAGTTAGAAAGAAGAGCATTTAAACAA